CAGTAATCACTACCTTGAGATCAGGAAAGGCGAAAAAACACGCTGCACACAGGACTGGTGTGGCGTTAGCCAGTGGTGTGATCAATTCCAGGCAGAATCCAAACAACAATTATTAGACAAATTGGGTGTGTAAGTGATCAGCCTTTACCTGTTCAGCTTTTTCGGCATCATTTTGTGGGATGAATACCCAACGATTGAAGAGTGCCTGAAGCAGAAAAGGTATTTTGAGGAGAAATTCTCCCACCTGGAGGAAGAGCGTCAGTTCTCACCCCAGTGTTTAGAACTGGGAAAGACGACAAAGGAGTTTATGGAGTCGCATGGAATTAAGGCCATACCAGAGATAGATGATGACTTACTTTGACATTGAAAAAGGAGAGACAATGGAGTTTGAAGAGTTTTGGAGACACTACCCCAAGAAAGTGGGAAAGAAAGAGTGTCAGAGGATCTGGAGTAAGCTAGGTGCGGAAGAAAAACGCCGCATCCAGGAAACCCTACCAGAGAGAGCCAGTACGGATGCTCAGTGGAACGAGGGAAAGTTCATTCCTAACCCCGCAACCTATTTAAATCAGGGGCGATGGGACGATGACTATCCCAGATTAAAGACATTTGGTAATCACAGTCGGAGCAACCCGCAGTTAACCATTTGCGAGGGGTGCAGAAGTCATCCGAAGTCCAGAAGGCATGAAGAGATCTGCAACCAGAAACAACCGTACTTCGATGGTTGGGCCGGAGAGAAGAAATACAAGTTGTCTAAAACGGGTTCAGGAGTGGTCTGGATATGATGCGCCCACTAAGCGTTCAGCATGTAGGCATTGATGCCGAAAATTTGGAAGAGGCGTTGCACATAGGCGAGGTAATGAAGCGAGCTGGCTTTAAAGGAGAAGTAGTGAACAGGTCACTGGAACAAAACGACTGCCTACATAAGTGGTGCAGGATCATACGGGATCATCTTCAGGAGAACGGCGTAATGCTGCATGAGGGAGCGGTAAAGGAACTGATCCTGAGAGGACTAGGGAATACTAAAAAAGTCGCCGTAAAAGGCATTAAGGCGGATTCTGACCCTCTTTTTAACCGCTTTCTGGACTTGATAGAAAGTTATCTAAACAATCCTGATCCAGACGTAGAACGGCGAATACAGCGCGGTATAGCCTATTTTCGGGGGTATGAGAAGGTTGAAGTGGCAATGAGGTCTTCCCAATACAAGCAGTTAGAAAGCGACTTATCTGTTGCGGAGCAACGTGAAGGGATTATCTCGATGAACGAGTTGCTAACAAAGGTTGAAGCGTGGGCTGCAACTGACCTGGGGCTAAACTTAGCGGTTGAAGATTGGCTGCATGACTATGATGAGGCTTCCAAGAAAGAAAATGACTGAGGCCAAACAAAAAGCCTTACTTCGAGCCAGATATGTCTAAAACAACCCTGTATCGCTCTTACAACAGGGGCAATGAGCTTTTGTATGTTGGCATTAGTCACAGTGTCATGGCCCGTATAGGTCAGCATAAAAACGCAGGGGTATGGCACGGTGAGTGCGTCAGGATCACGCTAGAACATTTTGCTACTCGCGAATTGGCTAGAGAAGCGGAAGCTAAAGCAATCAAAACAGAACACCCGATCTATAACAAACAAGGTAAGCCTTCAGGCTCTGATAATTACTGGAAGACTAAACAACAGCAAGCATATGCCAAGTTTGATCAGGAGCGTAAAGAAAAATATGGCTGGAAAGATATTGATTTTACAGCAATTTCTAATGTCACATCTTCAGGTTATATGGTGACAGGTACTGGTTCTACATTGGATGCGTATGAAATGTTCAGTGCTAGATATGCTTATAAGGGAATTACATGAAAGCACCAATTACAGCTAAAGAAAGAGGCACGATAATGAGCATTAATGAAGCAACCCCAGAAGAGTGGGAGCAAGCATCCAGAAAGGTTTACGAGATGGATAAGGTCAACAAGATACTAACTGAAGACTTCCAGGTCACTGTCGTAAGGGAGTTCTGCAAGCTACATGCAGAGATTGCTGAAGATGAGGCTGTACGCGAAGCCTGTAGTGTCCTGATGGGATACTGTAAGCCCGTTACTGGTTAACAACCATCTTTTCTTCTTGCTGTTCGGGAGGCTCTTCAACAATGGCTGCTGAAAATAATGCCGCATGTATTCTTCTAAAAGCACTAGCCTGTAATTTTGGATCTGTAGTTCTCATCAAGAGATCTGCCATTAACTGCGGATCTAATGCGGCTTGCTCTAAAATCTTAAATGTTTTATCAAAAGGACTGTCTTGAAGAAGCTTTCTTAGGAATTTAGATCCTTGCCCTGCTGCAACAAGTGTTGCTCCAGATGTCTCGCCAGCTACAGAAGCCCCTGCTTTTGCGCCAGCTATTCTTATAATTGTATCTAAAACATTGGACTCTACTGGAGAAGCAACATCACCTGCTCTGCCGACAACTTCTGCTGCATTTCTTTCCATTTTAGCGGCTGTGGCAACTAACCTTTCAAGTCGAGATACCTCTTCAGGAGACATAACTTCATTAGCTCTCATTAAAGGAAAAACGCTTTCCATATTGTCTTGAAAGTTTTGAAAAGGAGTTTCTTTCCCTGAAGCATCCCATCTATTTTTAAGAGTTGCTGTCCTTAATCCATCTATTGCCGACTTGCTAGAGTTTTTCGCAGCAGACGCTAATTCAGAATATGTTTCTGCTGGAGTCTTGCCAGACAATATAGAACCAATTACTACGTCAGGGTTTTCGTTAGCAGCAACCTGACTAATTGCAGATTTATCGAAATCACTTTGGCGTTTTTTTGCTCTGATTTTGACATCTTTTAAGGTGTTGGACAGGGTTTGCATGTCTGTTAGTTCTTCTCTTAATCCTGGGAATCTCTCTAATAGCCTTCTGTTTTTTCTTATAAAGTTTGCAAGTCCAGGTTTAATTGTATTGTCTTCGTCAAGATATCTTTGCGCCAACGTCTTCAAGAACTTTTCTTGCTCCTCAAGGACTTTCTGGGCAAGTCCTAGTTCGCCTGAGACTCTTTCATCAGCCATTTTAGCCGCTTGCTCTATCTGCCCAAAACGAGTTGATCCTGTTGAAGACCCTCCAGAAAATGCAGACTCTAAAGTAGATTCTGGGGCAACTGCTTGTCCGCCATAAGCTGTTCTTGATTGAATTTTACCCACAAAAGTTTTTGTAAATTTTTCATGGTACGCTGCTGTAAAATTGCTTGCTGTTTCATATCCAGGCAATCCGTCCATGTCTTTACCAACTGCTTCTGCCAACTCTTCCAAAATCCTTGCGCCTTCCCTGTTTGGCGATAAGCCAGACCTCATATCCTCTGCTTGAGATCTTAAATCACTGCGAAATTTCTTTAATTGTTTGCTAGAAACCGTTGGTGATTGGCTATACCTTGCTAATAATTTTTGAAAATCAACAGGGACTCTTCTTGCTAATAGTTCAGGAGCTTCATCTTCTTGAATTTTTAGCCACGCATTGTTGGTATTTTTTGAAACAAGAGATACATTATCTGGGAGCTTGTTCCATAGCATTTTTTCAATTGTTCTTAATTCTTTTCTTGCCTCATCTAATATTTCTCTTACTGCGATACCTGTGTCTTCAACAGTAGTGCCAATGTCAATTTTAGAAACCTGATCATCTACTGCTGTTTGAGCAATTTGAATACGCTGGTCAATTTGGTCTTTTAACATTTCTTTTTCTAAAGACGCTGCAATTCTTAAAGCCTGGGGGTCGCCAGTATTTCTTAATTTATAAACAGTATTTCTCATTTCTTGGAATGCTTGCTCCGTCGCTTCATTTAAAGCCCTGTCTGAATCAGGAGATCTTTGAGAAATAAATCTTTGAAGTGCAGCAAGACCTTTATCCCCCGTCTTGATTGCACTAGGGGCAGATGATGGAACATCATCAGCCACAAGAAGTGACTTTAAAACTGTGTTTATATCACCACCGTTCTCTTTAACTACCTCTGCTATAATATTTGCAGCCCTTCTTTCCTGACCAGCTTTGCCAAAAATACTCATAAGAGAGTTAAAAGCTTTGCCGCCCCCTTGAATTAGAGCAGGAACAGTGGTCGCTGGATTTGCTATCGCTCCTACTATTCCACCAACAGTTTCTGCTCCTTCTATTTCAGGAAAAATTTCCCCTGCTGTTGCGGCCCCTAATCCTGCGGTTGTTGCCGCCGTCAATTCTGTGCTTAAGAATGCCCTTGGATTTTTAGCAGCAGTTTCTGCAATCTCCCTAACAATTCTTTTCCCCGCTGTAGAAGGGGCAGATAAGGCTGCTACTGAGGGAGCAGTTTGGGCTGCATAAGAAGCTAATGGTCTTGTTGCTTGAGCTAACATACCTGTGCCAGCAGCCACAGGGACAGCAGTAGATATGACATCTGAAGCTACTTTAGAAAACCCGCCAGCATCTGTTCTTTCAGACAGACCAACACCTTCAACGCCAACACCAGAGTGTATTCCTCCTTCCGCAAGCATTCTATTTAATTCAGCAGACGTAGGCGTTAATGGATCAGAACCTAAAGCCTGAGATATGTCAGCAGGAAAACCGACAACGCCTGTTCCTAATTCTAAAATTGCATCAGCAATAGATCGTGTTACCCCCGCTTTTTCTTGCTCTTTAGGACGAGGGTTTGATTGAGATCTAATGTAATTAGCTAATTTCTCAGCGTTACGCCTATGACTATCTTTTTCTGCTTGCGTTGTTGCATTTTCATGCGCCAAGTGAGCCGCCCTAAGAGCATCGTAAACTTTTTCCATAGGGGCAAGTGTTTTTGGATTAGCTTCAGCCATTATTAGTCCCCCCCAGTATTATATTGGTTTACAAGAACCTCTACATCGTCAGGCAAACCGTTTCGGTTTTGAGTAGCGTTTTGCTGACCAGACTGAAGAATGCCTTTTATTTTAGATATACTTTCTGACAGCGTTTTAGCTCTGTCTTGCGAGTCTCTTCTTGCGCCAGATTCTGTGTTTGGGTCATTTTGAAAATTAATCTCTCTAATCCTCATTCCTTCAAACATATCTACACTAGCTTTCAATTTGCTTCTTATTGCAGACTCTGAAGAAAATACAGATTGTGCTAACTCTGACAATCCTAAATTTTGAATTTGCTCTCTTTCCCCTTCAGGAAATTTAGGGTTTTTAGCAAAAGCACCTTCTATGTCCTTAACAGTAGATGTTAATACCTGATATGCTCCAACAGTATCTTCCGCTTCTACTAGAGATTCTGTTATTACATTTCCCTCTAATCCCTTTCTTATCCTATCAACAAATCCAGTTGCTTCTGCAATAATATTAACGCCTTCTAATCCTCCGCCAAATTCTTTAGGCTCGATATTAAACTGTTGTTCATTTCCAGTAATCCCAGCACTTCCTTCGTATACAGTACTTGCAATTTTAGAAATCGTTTCGTTTTCTCCAAGATTAACAGGATTGTCTTTGCTCATACTGACAACTCTTTGTGTTCCTGAAAGAGAATCAGTTATTACATAAAGTTCTTTTTCTGGACCCCCTATTAACTTGTTTTTTTCCTCAACTAACTTTGCGGCTCCCATACCAGCCCCTGACGCTTGGAGCAACATTTGGTTAACTCTTCTTAAAGCATCTTGTGTTAATTGATTTCCACTAAGATCTTTTTTTGTCGTTGATGCTTGATGGAGATCCGTAATTACTCCTTTAGCAACAGCCAGTGTACCTTCTTGCTCTTGACTAAATTTTTGTTGTTCTCTCTTGTTTTTTAATGTAGCAAGCGCCAAAGTCTCTTCATTATTTTTTGCTACGGCAGCGGCGTTTGCATATTTTATTGCTAAATCTCTATCGCCTCTTGCTGCCGCTTGCCTAGCCTGAATTGCAATATAACCAGAAGTTCCTGGCTTTAAACCTGAATTTTTAAGTTCGGCAGCTTCTTCGGCAAGTCTTCGTCTCTCTTTTATCTGACCACCAATGCCGCCAATAGCACCACCAAGGTCACTAAAACCCTGGAGCATACCTCCTCCAGTTCCTAGGTTAGCGAGAAATTGTTGTGAAAATGTAGGCATTACCTATCTCCTATTTAAACAAGCCGCCTAGTGCAGCGTTAGCCATGCTTGTGCCAAAACCACCAGCAATACCAGCCTGTCCCAGTGCTGACTGTAACAGAGCCTGAAGACCTGCGGCATACGTTTCCCCATATGCTTGTGTAGCTTCAGATACCGACTGTCGGCGGCGTTCTGATGCTGTCATCCCTGGGGTTACTGCGCCAAGAAGCTGCGCCTGTGGGACATAACCAGCAGCTAACATCCCTGAACCTAAAGCAGCCTGACGTTGCTGCTCCTGTCCTGCAAAGGTCATTGCATTAAGGATTGCCTGATTTCTGGCTTCTTCTTCAGCCTGTGCCTGTGCCAGTTGTTCAGGTGTGCCGCCAAACATGCCAGTACGGACACCTAACCTGCCCTGACCTGCTAACCGCTCTTCCAGGGCTAGCCTTTGCCGCTCCCTTTCTGGAGCCATAGCAGCCATCATGCGGTCGTAAACCTCTTGTTCACGGGTAGCAGTATCCGCCTCTGCTGCTTCAAACATGCTTTTAGCACCCTTTAAACGATCCTCGTAGAACTTTTTTTCGTCATCGGAAAGGGTTAGCAGGTAATCCATCTGCCCAGGAGCATACTGTTCCCCAGCAGTCGTGCCAGCAGTAGTGCCAGCAGTCGTACCAGCAGTAGAGGCAGTCCCAGAAGTAGGAGGAGATACATAAATAGGGTTCCCGCTTGCGTCATACTCCCCAGTAAATCTTGATCCTGGAATCCCTCCAGGGTCTGTTCCATCGTTGATTAAATAATTTCCACCTTGCTGTGCAGCCCACGCTGGATACCCACTCCACGAAGAAAACTCTTCGTTTGAAATCCTGCCATCGTTATTTAGATCGGGGACTCCCATATTGAAAGCGGCAAGCTCGTTAGCAGACGCTTGGCTATTTGCTCCAGCCGCAAATGCTGCTTGTACCTCTGGACTCGTATTAGCTGCGTTGTAGGCATCAAATAAACCTTGATTGGTAAGGTTTGGATCGACACGCCCTATACTGCCTGTTGAGGGAGCTTGCGACATGCCAAAATTACTGCCAGTAGCAGTCGTTACGGTGTATGGCTGGAAATCCAGTCTGCCTGAAAGGACATCAGCAAGACCGCCAGTCCCAGCAAACCCACTAAAAGCCCTTTCGCCTATTCTTCCTAGCTCATCGTAACCTTTTTTTGCAAGAGCAAGACCAGCAGCAGCACCAGCACCGCCCAATAATGTCTCTGCACCCTCTCCTTCATCCCAAAAATGCCACCATTCGTGAGCCATCAGTAAGACCCTCCATTAGTTATGCTGAAAGTCTTTGTTTTCGTATAGTTGCTCATATCGTTTTACCTAATAGCGCAAGCACGTTTATTTCCTGTAATGACATTTCTTTTCCGTCAATGTCAGATTCCATGTTAATAGCTAAAGTCCCGCCACTGCCTGTTGTATTGACGTTGTTACGCGAAAGAAACTGTCCAGATGTAAACTGGTCAATATTGTATTGGGCTACGTTATATTCAGAAGTAGCATCACTGGAGAGTGTTATTGTTGCAGAAGCGGAGGAAGAATTAAAATCATACGCCCATCTAAAGAAGATGCTTGAGTCTTCACCACCGAAAATAGTGGGTCTTATCTTCTTTAAGAACTTGAGTTTAGCAGGGTCACCAAAGGAAAGTTCAGGACTTGTGTATTGGAAACGATAAGAACTGCTGTTGTCCTGATAGCCTGAATACTTCCCAATACCCTGTGCGCTGCCTATAAGCAACGTCCCGTCATCCTTTCTGCTATAAGACGTAAAGCCAGTAGTAGGCCAGCGTGTAGCCCTGTAAGAGCCATTGTCTAAAGTTCCCCTGACATCAAAACAGAATGTTAGATCCTGGCTAACAAACGTCACCAGATAGAAGTTTTCTTCTGGATGGTAAACAGACCTGAAAAAGTCTGTCTCAGCCGTCAGCGTAGCAATGATGTCTTTAGTAATCGTGCCAGACAAACTGCTGAGCGGCATGGATTTCTCTTGTATTGTCCTGCCGAAACTTTTAAGTCCTGTCTGGGATAAGAATAATACATCCGTACCCGTAGCCTGTACTGTGTCCCTGTCTACACAGCCAACACCAGAAACTGTGTCAGCTAATGTCATTGATGAAGGTGTAGTAGCCCCTGAGTAAACAACAACACTCCGTTTACCAAAGATAATCAAATGGTTGTTGTGGGCAGACAAAGCAACAATCTCATCATAGCCATCAGGCCAGACTTTAGAGATGTCTATCGATCCAGAGCTTCCACCTGTCCATATATGCCCTGCCAAGAGGTCAGACCAGTAAATTGTAGATTTATCAGAGGCAAAGTCTGCTGTCCAGAGCCTACCATAAGCTGCCAGAACCTCATTGCCGTACATCGAAGACGTAAGGCCGGAAGCACTGTTGACGGAACTCAAGGTTACTACGTCACTGTTAGCACCGCCTGAAGTCCCTGACGCAATCGTGTTATAGATTAAAGGCTGATAACCCCTTTGGTAAAAATAAATGCTGTCATTAAACGTAACCATCTTCCAGTTATCAGCACTAATGCTGTAGCTGCCAGGGGTTTCGTCAGAAAGGGTAGCTGTCCCGCTAAGTATCTTGTTATTACCTACAGAAAAGACCTTGGTAGTCCCTGCATCGTTTTTAAACTCTTTGATTGCCCGTATCTTGGCAGAGCCTAGCGCAGTCTTGTTCGTTGTAATAACACTAAGACCTTTACGGGCAGCAATACGTCCACGCTGGTCTATAACAGCGTTATCTGCTACTTCTGCAAAAGACGGGTCTTGAGCCAGCGGGGAGTCTTCTGTGTTAATCCCTTTGAAAGCTGGTGCTACAAGGTTGATACTTTTTAATTCTTGTGCCATTAGTTTCTCAGGATGTATAGAAGATCAGTTCTTCTGGGTGTCTGCCAGAATCTTGTGCTATCGCATCTGACAGGTACTTGTTTGCCATCTCGAAATATTCAGGGGTAGACGTTCCACCTGTTTCCCCTCTTTCCCTTGAAGCAAACGCCACTGCAAGGTGGATTACAGGGACTGCTGGGACTTTCAACGTATCAGAGTCGCTGCTAAGACTTGCGTTACGCTTTGCTGCTTTGAACTTTATTGAATAAACCCCATCAGGCTTTGGGTAAACTTCCAGGATCATGTCGCCAGCAGAGTCAGCACCGTTATATGTGTAGTATTTAGGTGCGCCACTCAAAGGCGTTTGCAACAGGAACTGCTTTTCAAACCAGTTATTTGTCCTGTATTCCATTACTATGTCTGACGTATCGTTAATTACAAGAAACTCTTTAATCTTATGCCCTGATCCTGTCAGCGTATAAGTATAGTCTCCATCAGAAGTTGTCAGCGTTATAACAGACCGTAACTCAGACCAGTCCCAGGCGTTCTCTACAAGGTCTTTGGCATCATTAATAAAATCACCGATTAGCTTGCTGTAAGAGTTAGCAGGAACTGTAGAAACCTCTGTTTCCCGCAGCCTTCTCAGGACGTTGTTTACTAAATCTAAATAAGTCATTAGATCATTCCTCTAAAATAATCATCTAAGCCACATCAAAATCACCAAACAGTCTTTCTTTTTTAGTTGCTGGCGAAGTTAAATTCTCAAACATTATACGGTCAAGAGCCACATTATAATCTTTGTCAGGATGAAGCACGGGATTAAACCCAGCAAGGCCGTAGTTAATTCCCCCTATATGTGGCTTGAACATACCGCCGCCGCCAGCGACTCCACCACCACCGCCATTTTCTTCAGTAGGAGTTACTCCCAGCGTTACTTCAGGCGTTGCTGAAGTCGTTACTTCGGGAGTGACTTGAAAAGTAACATCTATACTGGGCGTTACATCAATGCTAGGAGTTACATCAATACTGGGAGTTACATCAATACTAGGGGTCACATCTATACTAGGGGTCACATCTATACTAGGGGTCACATCTATACTAGGAGTGACATCTATACTGGGCGTTACATCTATGCTTGGAGTGACATCTATGCTTGGCGTTACATCTATACTAGGAGTTACGTCTATGCTTGGAGTAACATCTATGCTGGGAGTTACGTCAATGCTTGGCGTTACGTCTATGCTTGGGGTTGGATCAATGTCTGGCGTTACATCAATTATTGGAAAAGGAATTCCAAAGAAACTTGAAGCCTCTTCATCTCCTTCTCTCCACTTTGTGCTAAGGTCTTTAAGAAGATCCTTTAGCTCGCCTATGACTTCTCCAGTAAGCCAAGGCGGGGTTTTAACAATCGTACCATCAGGGCCAATGTATTCCCCTGAATTAAAAATATCTTCCATAATTACAAGAATGTCTTCTGGACTTCCTGCTTCAGACAAATCTTTTATCTTCCCTATAACTTTTCTTGGTATCTCTCCTATTTTTTCTATAGTTTTCTTTATTGCGCCGCCTATTTCCCCAGTAATTTCTGGGATTGTTTTAAAAGTACCGTCAGGATTTTTTAATCTTATCTTATTAATACCAGCAGCAGTCAGTAATTCCGTTGGAATTCCAGGAATTTTAATTAAAAGATATTCTGGCGTTTTTCCAGTAATTTCAACGCCTATGCCGCCGCCGCCCAGCAACATTTCTTGAAGAATTTTATTAAGAGCCTCGTCTAAAGGAGTGCCTTTATTCCACTCTTTTAGGAGTCTTTTAACTGTTTCTGGGTCTTGGACAAATGGTGTAACAGCAGTTAAATAGCTTTGTGCAATTAAGTCATTGACGGCTCCCGTACCGTCTAAGTCAGGATCTTGTTTGTTGGGGTCTACTATTTCATCATCATCCTCGCCTTGAGGCTCATAATCTGGGTCGTAAAATCTACCCCCTGGATGACGCTTTAATGAATCTATAAGTTGCTCAATAGATACATTATAAAGAGGGGCTAATATCTCTGCTGCTTCTTCTGCTGTTTCTGCGTTATAAGCCCTTTCTATTATTTCTCTTGTTTCTGAATAAACATCGTCACTTTCGCTGCTAAAAATAAAAGACAAATCTGGATACAAAGGGCCAAAAAAATCCCACCAAGGCTCTCCATATATATCCTGATATGAACCAGAACCAGGGCCAACACGCAAGGAAGCTGAAGTAGGCGATGATTGAACAACATTGGCTGGTTGACGCTCTTGTGGTGGCGGGGTTGCAGAAAATTTTGATTCCATCTTTTCGCCAGATGGCAATGTAACTGTGCTGGTGCGGGTAATAGGGTTGCCAGCAGCATCTAAAATATCAAGTTCATCAGAAATATCCCTGTAAATCCCTGTGCCTAACATGCCTTGCTGTTGCGGGGTTAGGTCAGAGGTCTTCTTGTTAAGGATCTTGTATATTACTGCTCTGGCTTCAGCAGCATCATTAACACCTATGTCTTGGAAAAGGGTTGCTAACGCCATTTTATTCTCCTGAAGACACCTCTAAAACTCTATCTCTGAGCCTTCTTGCCCGTTCTGGAGTCTGCTGCGCCCATCTGGAGTCCATCATGTCCAACGAAACCATGCCCCACATTTCTTTTTCAACACCATCGTTCATGTTCTTAAACTTGCTTAAACCGCCTTGTCCAAGCTGAAAACACATATTCACCAGAATATGCTGCATTTCTTGTGGCAATTCATCCCAATTACTGTATATGGATTTACATCCGTTAATAGCAATCTCAACATCCTGCTCAAAAAGCTCAAAACAACGCTCTTCTGAAATACATTCATCCTCAGAAACTTCCCCGTAGGCATCATGTATAGGGAGGTTAGCCTCTGGGTCTGTATCAAGCACTTTATGGCCAATACCCACAGTCGGGTGGGATTCAGAGCATAAATACTTATGCAAAATTTTGCCTTCGTCTGAAGCTATTTCCTCGTAAACTTGTTTTACGTTTACGGTCATTTAGAGCCTCCATTCTTGGTGTTGGTGTAAGCCACCGATCCGAACCATACGGAGACAAGACCGCCGACAGACACGAAATAAATTGAACTCATCGCTTCAAGTAGCTCTGCAGCCTTATTCAATCCAAGCATGTCACAAAACACCACAAGAGAAGGGTATAAAAGCATACCTAATAGGGCCAACCAGCACATATTCCGCTGGGCATCGGCCTTCTCGTGCATCACAGATAGGTTCTGCATACGCTCAGACATAGCAAGTTCTTCATCAGAGACAGTACCATCTCCATCTACATCGTACATAGCGTATTCGCTATTGTCTTCCAGCCTCTTGCCTTTTGCCATTAGCGGTACTCCGGCGTTTTATTCATTTTAATATAGTTCGCCATGTAATGATCCTTTATCCAGCTATCTCCTGGACGGCCTAATTCCAGCAACTTGTCATGCCTTCGCATTAGAGGGGGAACCAGCGGCACAATATCCTTGCCGTTTCTGTATTGTGTCACTGATACCCCGTCTAATATTTTGAGCCGTCCACATCTGGGCGCACCAAAGGTGACAATTTGTTTAGGGGGAATTTCATCCCTTGTCATCAAAGCACCCAGGATCATAGCTACGGCTCCACCCAGCGAATGTCCTGTCAGAATAATATTTTTGTGGTCAAGGTCTTTTTCAAGGCAAATACTGGTTACTTTATTAACTAAGCGTTTACTGGCTTTGAGAAATCCAGCAGGGCAGAAACCTAATTCCCTAGTCCATAGAGGGAATATCCTAATGTCCCTTAAAGCGTCAAGGGGTTCATCAGTGCCCCGAAATGCAAATACATTCTTTTTTACAAGAACCTCGATATTAGCCTCTTCAAAGGTAGACTTCTGGTAGCTTTCGCCACAAATCCTGCTAAGTCTTTGGTGGTCAACCATTAGGTAATGCTCTTTCCTCTGGATCTCTGTCACAATCTACATGGTCGGAACTTTTTGTAATGGTAAACGCCCCATCTACAAAAGGTATGCCAGAAGGCAATGTTACGCTGTACTCTCGCTCTCCACACAGGGGAACAGAAGAGCAGGACGCAAGAAGCAAGATAATCGGGAAAAGTATTATTCTCATGTTATTCAAAAAGCTCCGTTCTCTGGTTAACCATTTTAGGAATACAATAAGCAGTAACGCCGCTTTGCATCCTATGTCTTTTTAAGTGGTCTGGCCTAGCCCGACCCTCCTCAATAGCCGCAGCAAATTCATTACAACGGTATATCGACTTAAAAAGCATCCTATCATCTGACACCACTTCCCCGCTGACAATAACAACGAGTAAAAATGCCATGATCACTCGATAGCCCTATTCTCCACTATCCAAATAAATGCCCATACAAACCCCATAAACACTACCCAGGCAAAAGCTACTGTACCTCCAAGGTTCAACATCTTTCTTATTTCTTTTCTTCTAAGTTTTATCCTTGCAACTTCTTTTTCATGGGCTAATCTGCTTTCCTCCATGCGGTTTTTAACGCTGGTATATAAATCTCCTTGACCTTGTATCAGGCAGATGTCCTTAAACTGCCTATCAAAATTTTCAAGCTGCCTCTTTGCGCTTTCCATCGCAAGAGCTTCTTTGTAGCTCATTGCCCCTGCTTTAGAACGCTCTACATCCCTGTATTTTTCAGAAGCCTCGCCCCACTTTCCTACTAACGATTGTAGACTGCCAGCATGCCCTGCTGACTCTTTAATTGTATTTAAGCCGTCATTAAGGGTTTTTAACGCAGATAAAACGGCTGCGACTTCTCCTATCACAGTTCACCTCTATAGGTCTTTTGATAGGTATATAGAGGCTAGAATAAACGGATACATCGTCCATATTAGACCCTCCAGCCTTGCCATACGCGAAGAACCTCTTTCTAATCTCTCCTCAATAGTCTTAAATCTAAGCGCACACTCTTTTTCATGCACTTCAATTTTGGACAATGCGTCTTGATTAGTCATCATCCAATCGTTTACTAAAAGCCTTACTTTTAACCTTTTCTTTAATTTTATCTTTTGCAAAGACAATGCTTTCCTCTACATCATCTTTTACTTCTTCTATTTTTTCCCTAACTTCTGCTTGTAATACTTCTTCTTTTTCTTTAATAACTGCTTTTGCTTTCTTCTTAGCACCAGAAATCTTTTTAGCAGCTATCTTTTCTGCTGCTATCTTTGCCTGGTAAGCAGCTTCCTCTTCAACAAACCGCTCCAGCCACGCCCAAACTCTGACAAATATATTTTTTACAGTTCCGACAAGTCCCATAGCTTTTCTCCTGTGAAATTAATTAAGGCTCTTTAGGCCAATCTTGAGCATTCATCACCGCTGCTAGAGCGTCTACATCAGCAGCATTAGTTATAGCTGTTTCTAATCTTGCACATTCAGTTAATACCGCTGCCCTATAGGTAGCTGTTGCACTAGGAATAGCGACATCTCTTTCAGCTTTTCTGATCACCATCCAATCTGTGTTGGAGAGTAAAGAGTTGGCAGTTCTTTTAACTTGTTCAGTCATCGTAGTTTTTAAGCCAACATTGATCTGCTTTTCGCTGGTGTCTACCATCCCGCCTTTGGGTCTGCCTTCCCCGTTATCAACATCGGCATCCCAGACCTGAACATACAGTTGGTTGCCATCATCATCTTTAGCGTCTTCATCAGCCAAGAGTTTAGCGGTGTTGGTATAGGCTTGGGTTGGTACGCCATCGACTAAAGCAATGTCTCCAGCCGTAATATAGTAGTATCTCCCATCCTTCATTTCTCCATTAACCACATCTTTAACATTCATCTGAGACATGAATTCAGACATTGTGGCAATACCAGCCCCATCAGGGACAGAGTAATTAAATAATTTTTGTACTGTGGAGGCTGTTCTAACGATTGCCCCGTCTTCTACTATTGCGAACATTTTTTACCTCGCGTTGGAATATTTAAATGGACTGGATCCAAAAACCATATAACTATAGGTATTTGCGCTGTTTAAACCGCCGCTAGTGGCCCGTAGCTTAAAGCCGTTTGAAAGAAAATCTACACCACCGGAAGATGATTCAACGGCAGTTAAGTTGGCATACAAGACATCATCATTTAGATTAAAAGCAGCATTTCTTTTGTTATCATACATCCACCAACTTTCACCAGCACCATCGGCATACTTAATCATTAACCACGCAGGGGTGAAACCCGTAAAAATAAAGGGGCCAGCCGTAGAATTATTCGCTTCATACGATCCAAATTTTGAATACCCATCTACCTCTGCGAAACAATACGCCACCATTGTATTTGTGTCTGGATACCCGAAATTTGTAAAGGTTGAAGAAGTTAGCGAACCATACGTTGAAGTGTTTATATCTGCTTTGGCAGCAGTAGTATTTAGAATCAAATAGTCTTGAGATCCGTCAACAGCAGTTGTCCACCAATACCAACTACTCGCTGCCGTTGCCCGTTGCTTGTATAAAACAACCTTTGGAGTAGTTCCCAGACCATGCGGGATAGTGTCTGTATTTGAACCATTTGCCGTCCACGTAACAATAGAGAACCCTGCGGCAGTATTTGCTGAAACTGTTGCGTCTATATCAGCACTTGTGTCGGCAGAACCTGACCCGTTGGCTTTCCAGTTCCAAGCGACATAAGTATGAGAAGAACTATTTAAGTCATTATATTCCGACGAATCATCAACCGTGAAGCCGTCGCTTGTAAACGCAACTAGGGAATTATTAGGGTCGGATGTGACTACTTCAGCGAGATTATTGTTGCTATATAAAACCCTGCTAACTCCACGAACCGCATCAAATAAATTATGGTAGTTAGTTGCATTTCTTGTTTTAATCCATACCCAGTCTGGTTGAAACCCTACTCCTGTTAGAGTTCTATCGTCGGTATCATTACCGGTATACAGAATCGTATTAAAATGATCCGTACCTTTTGTAATCGTTGGGGTTGGGAGGTTCGCGGTACACAGTGCTTTGTAATCTGTAGGAGGCGTGTAGTAAAAATCTTCGCCTTCTCCCCCATTATTTTGTTTTGTTTCATTGCCAGCAAAAGAAGAGTTTGCACCAAAGTTTGCTTCCCAATAACCTCTATAGTCCGTAGTGCCCCTAACACCGATAATAAAATGGTATTTCCCAGTGCCTACATCAGTAATGGAATAGCCACTCGTAGAGCCTATTGTAGAACCGTTTCGATAAAAATAAACTTTTGCATTATCGGCATCCAGTGCAACGCCGTACTTATCCCCTTCTGAACCAGCGGTTAAATCAGTGGTTATCGCTGTACCATCTACAACAATGGCTCTATTTGCAGCAGTGCTATTTTGAGGGAATAAAACAACATTGCCTGAACCGTTACCGTTTTGATTGCTGTTGTCCACTATAGGAACATAAGTGCCAGCACCAATATATTGAGCGTTGCTTTTGTCTCCGCGCACTCGAAACTCAGCGTAATATTTTCCAGACTCAACCGCGATTGTAGAAACCGTTACGCCGAAATTACTTTGGCTTGGTTGATATGGAACTGTATTTCCTTGATACCAATCAATATCTGTGCTTCCCGCTAGAGGGTTTGCTACAGAAAAATTATTGGTTGGTGAATCTAAGAAAACATCATCGTTATCAAGACTGACAGCGGTATAGTTGTTTCCTTCGCCAGAACTGTCAGTACCCAAAGCCCCCGACACGAACTTGAGGTAGAAGCCATTAGTGTCATACGCACCACTTGCAGTGCTATATTTCTTAGGAATCCACTGCCCCGTGTCTTCATGTGTTTCGCCAAAAGCACTAGGGGTTAAAGCACTTCCATCAATGAAATGGACTTCAGCCATATAACCATCCCAATACAAAGAAGGATTTCCGTCAGAACTTCTTGCGCCGATATAATGTTTGTCAGAATTGTTGATAGTTGAATCCGTTCCAGAGGCCGGATCAGTCCCTGTCGAGCTGGTTATTTCTGAACCGTTAACGTACAGCCTTATTCTATAATCTGCTGTTGCGTTTGCAGAGTCATAGACTGCGACTATATGATACCAAGCAGAGGGGTCACGGTATTTTGCATCGCTTTTTTTGTTGTAGCTTGTTCCTCCAGACAAAACCTGAAGTTCTAACTCATCACTGCTCTTAAATCTTAAAACATCCCGATTATTAGCATCATCATAAGCACCAAATAAAGCTGTTTCCGCAGATATTGATAGGTTCCCGCGCTTTACCCAGCAAGAAAATGTCCACTTATCTCTATCTCCTGCACCACTGGGGGTTAGATGAAGATAAGAACTACTGCCATTAAACATCAGGGACTGGTCTATCTCATAGGTAGTGTCCCTATTAGGAAACGCACCAAACCCTAAGACTCTATCGCTAAAAGACATCTATCTAACCTTATGCGTCATTAGCAGCATCAGTGGTGAAGTACAGTTTTATGCCAAGTAACCTTGCGTCACCTGTTTGGCTATCAGCAGATACATCCCGCATGACTTGGAAATAAGTCATTGTGTCGGCAGCAGCGTTAGCTATGGTAACTGCTCCGCTAGTAGCCGAAACAGTCATATCGTTTGAGGTTCCAGAAAATGCTTTTGCCGTAGCAACCACATTAGTTCCAAATGCTGTATTAATTGAAGCGTCATCTGCTATGCTGCCACCAGACAATCCCCACGCTACTGTGCCTGTGTTTGTTCCCGTGACCGTCCAGAAGGCTTGAAATGTTACAGTGCCTTCGTTCCAACTCTTAGGGAAACAAACAGTAAACTGCGCGTTTTCATCTGAACTTGCATCAAAGTCTAGGCACTTGAGTTCAGGGCCATTAGAGAGTTCAACCTGTGCTAACTCTGCACACCCTGCCGTAGTATTTGGGTACATCGCACTGGCAGGAACATAGATCGTCTCTAGCCCTGCTTGCTTTAAAGTCCCTACACCATCTAGCTTATTCAGTTCTGCTGCTGTGGAAGTAACATTAGTTCCACCAATGTCCAGGGTGGTCATGCTGACTTCACCCGCTACTGTCAGGACACCACTTGCTACAGTCATTAGGTCAGTGTCACCAGTATGGCCTATCGTTGTGCCATTGATGATTACGTTATCAACCGTCAGGGTGGTCAGCGTTCCTAATGATGTAATACTAGATTGCGCGGAGCCTGTAACTGTTGCAGCAGTTCCTGAAACATTACCTGTAACATCACCTGTTAATGGCCCTGCGAAACCATCTGCGGTGACTGTTCCATCAAAGAAAGCATGTTTGAATTCATTATCAGATTTACCCAAATCAATAATATTATTTGAGCCTGGGTATAACGCACCGTCTTCAAGGATGAGTTGTTTTTCATTACCAGCATAAAAGTTGATCTTGTCAGCATCTTCAAAATCAATCTTTGTTTGATCGTCTTCACCAATCTTTATATCGGTAGCCAATAAAGACGTAATGCCTGTTTGTGCAGCGTCAATGGCAAAATCAATATTATCGTTACTTGTATCATAGGTAACTGTAATACCACTTTCTGTATTACTAGAAAGCATATTAGTGCCGACAGTATCCCTGATATAAGTAGCGAGTGCAGTCCCATCAACAGTAATTGCATCTGCTTCGAGGGTTCCATTAATATCGGCATCGCCTTCAATATCTAGCGAATTACCATCTATCTCGCCTGTGACAGTAATGCTATCTACATAAGCATCTTTCCAACGAACGCTAGTTGACCCTAAATCTACATCGCTGTCTGACTGAGGGCCAAAAATATTATCGCCAAGATATACTTGTTCAACATTAGCCGCATAAAAATGAATTTCATCGGCTGTTTCAAAATCAATCTTGGTCTGGTCATCTTCCCCAATTTTAATATCAGTGGCTAATAGGGAAGTGATGCCTGTCTGGGCTGCATTAATGGTAAATGTAAGATCATAGGGATCTCCATCCGTACCATTGTCAGTATCAGTCCAGTCAATATCTATCCCGCCACCTTCGACAAACTTAACTTCTTTGTCTTTGGTTATCTGGACTTCAGTTCCATCCCCATCCTCAAGGATGAATTGCATATCCCCCGCCTGGGAGTCAACATATGCTTTTACAGACTGCTGGGTTGGAATCAATGTAGCACTGTCTGAAGACATATTATCTTCATCAACAAATGCTGTTACATTGATTGTACCGTCAGAAATAGTCGCAAAGGTTAGTGTTCCAGTAAACGTGGGGCCAGCAGTGTCTGATTTGGTCGCTATCGCTGTTGCGATATTGTCGAACTCAGTTTCAAACTCTGCGCCTTTAATAATCTTCCCGCTGTCGCCAGAAGGCAGACCATCCTTGGCTTCAAAGTCTGTGGTTTTGGTGTAATTGGACATTAGCTAGATCCCCTAAAGATCCTTGTAAAAAAAGGGGGCCATAAAGACCCCCTAGCTAGGGTCGCTATTTGGAGATCCTTATTCCGCTATAGCGAGTACAAAACCAGCTTCAGGACGATACACCTGAACACCGTACAGGCAATCTGCCGTGTACAGGGTTGAGAGGTATTCCTGCTTGTACTGAGTTTGTGACCGTACTGACTGCTGTTCTGCAAGAACAATAGCGTCCTTGTGCATCAGAATAGCGGCACGGGTGTCGATAGATGATGCAGAGTTGTCGGCTGCGGCTTCTATTGTTGCACAATTAGAAGACACATAGACATCTACGCCATAAAGATTCCCGATAAGGCCAGAATTTGTAGTCTGACCCGCTACGAAGTCAGAAGATACATAACGGTCAAGACCCATAATTGTCTTACGGACAGAAGGGGGAATAACAAGGACGCGATCTTCCATAGGGACATCGTTATCGTCCAGTTTCTGAATCATGTCACGGTAAAACGCATCAGAAAAGATGTCAGCAGCTACTGCCGTGTCATCTGTGTACTGAGTTGTTGTACCGCCATCGTTAAAGAAACAGCCAGTGTGCTGGTAATCAGTAGGAGCTACTGAGCCAGTGTGTACGACTGCGCCACCATTGCCAAAGCCAGTACCGCAAGAGTGCAGGTCAGTGTCTACCCTTGTAGCAAGGGCATAACCAGCATCATCAGTATAGAACTGACGTAGGCTGCTAAGAGCCTGTACTTCAACAATGTCTTCGATCAACCTTGAGTATTCAAAGTGTCGATTAATGTCGATAGCCAGTTCACTTTCAGTGTTGGCAATGATAGTAACCGCTGTATCAGCAGCCTTGGCATTGGCATCACCGCGAGTGGGCTTCGGTATATGGAGCTTGTCGCCTTTCTTTCCGTTCATGGAAATCTTTTTGACAAGCGGAGCCATTTTTAGGTTTTTCTGATAAGCAGCAATAATTTCATCCGACCAAATTTCGGGGATAAAAGTTGCTGCTTCTGTAACAGCGGTATTACCCGCCGCGCCAGGATATGTAGCAGTAGCCATGAGTAACTTCTCCTAAGTTATTTGACTCGACCCTCCTGGTACGCTCTTAAAATTTCTTCAGACAAAGATTGATACCTTTCTGGGTCGTCACGAATTAGCTTAATAATGTCTGCCCTGCGATAGACTTTCCTATTTGACTTCTCCGCGCTGCCTTGCACATTACCTGTGTTAGCTGATTTAATTTGCTGCTTCCTAGCCTGTTTTTCAACATTGGCTACTTGCTGTGCTGAACCTTTCAACTCTTTCCAGAGCGTAAAAAGCTCATTTCCAGCCTCTGCATTAAAATTTTTATCAGCCTCTACATATAACTGCGTCCTAATTGGGGAAGATTTTATCCATTCTGCGAACTTCTCATCAGCGAGAATGTCCTGCATGTCAGGATGTCTGCTTTGGAGTTGTGCCAGGGACGTTTGTTTCTTGTGCCTAGCAGTATACTCTTCAGCCTCCCTAATCTTAGGATGGTTATCAATAGCACGATTAACGGCTGCTTGCGGATCTGTAAAATAATCTAAGTCATCTTCAGGCTTCTCTTGTTGTGGTGCTGGCTGCGGCGTTTGATTCGTAATGAAATCATCTACAACCTTGCGAAGTTCTCCTACCTCAGAAGACTGACGACCTAGCAGCTTTTCGGCTTCTTGGTGCATCTGTACAACTTCTTCCAGAGATTTACCTTGGTATTTCTCAGGAACTTGAGGCTCTTGAGGTTGCTCAACATGCTCTCCTGGCTCCGGTAATCCAGAACCATCTGAAGAGATTTGTTGAATCTCCTGATCTTCACTTTCAACGCTGACTGCTTGCTCCCCTTCAGGAGGCAGATCAACCATTGACGCTCTTGACATAATTAAACTCCGTGATTGTCAAATCATTGTGGAGATGTTTTTCTTCTACCTGCTTCTTCGTGCTCTCTTATCCATTTCAGGTGTCTGCCAGGGAAATCCCCAGTAGACCCATCCAGGATAAAGGACGGGGCAGATAACCTTTTCTCAGCAGTTTCGCCACAACCGCACCTACTGGACGTAACGTCACTGCTAACAAACTTTTCAAATACATGCCCATTTGGGCAACAAAAATCATAAACTTTTAACATTCTACTCTTCCCAGCCAAAGTTTTCATATGCTTTAAATGTGGCTTTTTCTGGGCAATAGCTTTTCTGCTTATAGTTTATACCACTAAAACAAGCATACTCCTTTAATGTTCTTTTGTCTCCTATTGCGTATTTTCCTGTAATTTTTTCAGATAAAACTTTATTTACCCTTTCTTCGCCAGCCAACATCAGCTTGTTAGAACTTTCTTTGGTGTCTGTTTCCCAGTGCCTTTTCCTCTGCGCCTTGTTATCTTTATCGTGATATTGATGCCAAACAGGGGCTTGAGGGAAGAAAACCGGATCATACCCGTGGGTAAACGTCCTCAATGCCAACGTGCTTTCCTCCCCAGTGAAAAATATTTCAGGGTCATAAGGTACACAATCTACCCAATCTCTGCTAGAAAAAATAAACCCTGCCGCTAACAAAAAACCTTTGTATTGCTTTGGGTCAATAATCCTGGCAGTTTGGCTACAATGAAAACCATTATTAAATGGTCTATCTACTATTAAAACGTAAGTAGAGGGTTTATAACTAGGATAATCCCAATCCTTTTTAGGCAAAAAAACTAAATCTTGGTCGCAGTTAAAAGATTCTTTTGTCTCTACAGCAATAAAAGACCTTGGGTAAGTAGTAAGAACTGGCTTATCTACCCATGTTTTAGCCTTAATATACTGATCCAGTATATAAACATCCCAATCCTTTCCGAAAAGGGTGTGGGAATCTACCTGTAAATATAGCTCCTCATCCTCCATCAGTTCGGTTTGGATCTTTGACCTTGCCCAGCAAGCACCTAAAGATTCAGCAGGGGCGCAGGTCTTATACCTGATATTAATGCTGCTATCGAAGGTTAGATGATCATTGCTTTGGTCAAATACGCCAAATACCAGGTTTTCCTTATATTTAGCGTTCTCATAGCAAGAAGCTATCGTATATTTTAATAAAGGGTCTTCAAATGAAGCTATTGATATAAATATCCTCACTATGCGGCATCTTCTGCCTGATCTCTAGCTGCCTCAATCGTCCCTTCAAGGTTAATAATTGAGGTAAAGGCCGCTATTTGGCCTTTTCTAAAAAACAACTCCTCTAAGTCTTTAACAGTCTGGACATCAGAAAGACGGTCAATATTGTTGGAAACATCTTTTAAGAGTTGTTTGAAGCCTTGATGGTTAAATAACTCATTATAGTTATTGTAATAGGTTTCAAGCTCTGGGGTCATAAGTTCCCTCTTTTTCTTTATAGCAGTTTTAAATTACCTCTTGCGCCCGCCTTTCTTTACATTTCTGGGTTTAGGCTTGTTATCCCTGTGAATAACCCTTTTGACGGGCTTGCTGTAAGTAGCCATACCTCCTCCTATGCAATGTTTGCTGTTTTTTGGGGTTGGTCAGAATGAACTTTTGCTGGTCGGCCTCGTTTCTTAGGCGGCTCCTGCTTACTAGAGTAAATCTTCTCCAACGCTTCTAAGCGGTCCCATTTCGGCTGGAGGTGCTTGTCTACCTGTCTCAGGAGGAGTTGCAGTTCGTGGTCTGTTAGCATTTTCTTTACCTTTGATTTCTCTTTCTTTAAGGAGAGTCTGGGCAGTTTTCAATCTGCGCTCAAACTCTTTATCTTCGCCATCACCTTCTTTCAGGTTTCGGGTAATAGCGTTAATGAGATCAATTTGCAGCTCTTTTGGAGCCGTATCAGCTTCAACAGCCAGTTTAACCGCTCTAGCGGCAGACTCTTGAGATTGCGCTGTTAATGCTGCTGTCTGGGACTGCTGGAACTCAAGCTGTGACTGCTGGACTGCCATCGCCATCTGCTGTGCTTCTGGGTTTGGCTGCATGGCCTGTTGCATCGCTGCTACAAGGTCTTCACGGTTAGACAGGTTCATGTTGTCTATAATGGATTCAACAAGGGTTGCATACAGCGGCGAGTCTTGCTGCATCGTTTGCAACAACTGGACAAGCTGGGTTACTTCGTACTCCCTGGCGATAATACCTAACGTGCTACTAGCGTTGAACTTGTAGTCAGCAACAGGGTAGTTTTCAGGGTCAAACTGCATGTAACGGTAAGCAGCCTTCTTGACAAAGGGGATCAGGAAGGATTGCTGGAAGTTAATCAGGGTGCGCTTATGCCGCTTGATGATCGCCCCAAGGGACATGGAAATACCTGCTGCCGTGGCTTCACCGTTGACTTGCCCTGCGATACCCGCTGAATCTACCGCACCTGTAGACTGCTGCACCATCTGTTGTAAAGCGGCTGCTTGATTGAAGGTAATCGAGTTAACCTGCCCGAAATTAAAGGGCTGTAGGACTTCTCTGGGATCTCCGCTGGTAAGGATCATCTTGCCTGGACGAACTTCCGGCTTAGAGCCTCTGGGAAGTCTGGTAGCATCAATAGCCATCATAGGATGAATAGTAAGACTAAGTGCGTCTATTCTTGCTCTCAGCTCAGTATCAAGAGCTTTTTGAGAGTTATAACCCTTCTCGCAAACACCTCGACCCCAAAATCTTCCTGGGACAACATCCCACGGGAAAGCGATAACAGGGCGATCCTGCATCATGTAGGGATTGGCTTCTGCTTTTAAAAGAATACCGCCGTTAGCAACTACAACAATCGCTTCAACGTATTTTGATTTTTCTTTTTCGCCAGAAAGTTCTTCTATTTCTTCATCCAAGGCATCTTCCAGCATTTCCCTTGGCACTAGACCGTAATACTTGGTTAAACGGACTTTGCTATCATGCCGTATAGTCAGGTCTTGGTCTGGCTCTAAATCCGAATCGGGGGTGGCAAGGCCAACATAAGTGTCTTTGTAGACACCTTCCTCCTGAAGCATCTCCACTTGATGCAGACCAACAAATTCATCAATAGCAACGCCCATAGCGTCTTCAACAGACGTTGAAACGGGGTCAATCAGGAAATTCTGCGGCATGACAGGCTTTAACTTGACCTTAACCCTTTCCTCTATGCTGACACCAACCGCCTGAAGATCACCGCCCATAATAGGCTGGGTGGCAGGAGCCATCTCCTTCATTTCTTCAATGACAATCTCGCCAACACCTGTACCAAAGACAGCAGCGTTGATTAAGCACTCCGCTACAGACTTGCGTATTTTGCAGTCTTCAAAGTCTTCAGTGAGCTTGTTTCTCAGGAACTGGACATCCTGGGGTTGTGTGTCGCCCAGGTTATCTGAAACATCAAACCACTTGCCACGCCCAAAAGTAGCTTCTTCCAGTTCTGCAACATTAGACTCTACGGCCTGTTGCAAGGCAGGGGATATGATCCTTGAACGCTCTGAAGACCTTTCACTGTCAGCAGAGTCCCAGATGCCACGCCAAAGCCTGTAATATTCGTCAAAACGGTAGGAGTAATTAGATTCGTAATGATCTCGCCAGTCATCACACTTTGTCATAACCCAGCTTTCTATAGATTGCTCTATCATCAATGGGTCTACTTCGTATAATTCACTCATGCTGGCCTCCATGTCGGCACACGCCAACACCGATTAACAAGATCAATTTGGTGCTTTAAACTTCTCTGGTTACGCCCCGCCTTGTCTACTCTCTTAGGATAACAGGCGTTGCACCATTCTTTTAAAGGGTCATCAGTCATTGGGGATTCATTTGAACATACACTGCTATTGCATACTAATGATTTCATTTAATACCCTGCAATAACATCCAGTATTTCAGGCTCATCAAATTCCATTTCATTCACCCCGTAAGGGACTTGGGCAAGCTGGTCAATATAACTTAACGAATCTACCAAATCATCATGGGTTAGTGGATCAGGGAACTGGAAGAGTTCATCAAGGAACTTGATATTCCAATCGCCCTTTTCCAACGAGATAACCCCGTTTTCAAATCTGCCCTGTAACGCCCACATAATGCGGTCCGTCTTCTTTCGGTTGCCGTGTGTTAGCTCAACTACCCTGAAGAACTTGTTATATCTCTTTTGTAAATCCATTAAGGGGGACATTACCGCTTGTTTCGCTATGCCGCGCTCAATGCCTACAGATACAGGCTGATACTTGTCTACTGCGTTGAAAATCTTTTGCGCTGTTTCGTTAAGATCCCATCTACCGTGGATAATCTCCCTAATATACCATTCACCCGCATCAGTTACCATCACGACAGAAATCGCTGTATTGTCAAGTTTTGAATTCTTGGAACGCCTTTTCCCGACTTCCTCAAAACCTGCAAGGTCAATAGCAATGTAATAATCACCCATTTCAGGCTCAGAACCGTACTTAATCCAGTCTTCCTTGAACATCTCAGAGCCACGCGCCTCGAAAGATGCCATGAATTCCTGCCGGAAGGCGTAAGAGGACATCGACTTCTTTGCTGTGTCTATTTCTTCAGGGTCTAACAGGGGATTGTCATAGGATGTGTAGTGCCACGCCTTATAAGTCGGGTCATCGCCCAATTCGGCATATTTATAAAGCTCGTAGAAGTGGTTGCGACCTATGGGAGTCCCGACAAACATCGCTGAACCTTTCTGGTCAGTCAGGGCGGGTCTGAGGATCTGTTCAAAGACTTCAGGCTTCATATCAGCGTATTCGTCAAGAACCAGGAACTTCAGGGATACACCCCGCATGGTTTCAGGTCGGTCAGCACCCTTTAAGCTAATCGTGGCTCCATTGATTAATTTGATCTGTAAATTATTGATATGTGAGCCAGAAACAACGGGATGGCCTAACTCTAAAAGGGTTTGCCACATAATGTCCCTGGCCTGTCCCTGGGTAGGTGCAACGTAGAAGACATGGCCTTTATCAGCCTGTAGGGCGTTAACAATGAGCATCCATGCGGCTAATCGGGACTTTCCGGTTCGTCTGCCAGCAGCAACGATCTTGAAACGGGTCGTATCCCCCCAGACTTCCTGCTGCCACGGGAGGAGTTCAATATTTAACTCAGCCCCAGACATGCTTCTTCTTGCCACCATCGTAGGGAACGCCTAATTCCTCGCGGATAAGGGTCTGGGCAATGTCCTCGCCATCAAGGGTGTAAAGGTTAGCCAGAACCCGTCCGTACTTGTCTTCTTTTCCCTTCTCTAACGACTCCAGCCAAACCCTGTCGCCACAAAGTTCTCTCATCCTGTCCCGTGCTTTGTAGCCTAAGACCTTCTCTGCCTTGCTGCGGGTGCGTATTTCAGGGGTATCTATCTTCGCAAGACGGACTTTAGAGCGTTTAGAGATATTAAACGGCAGTCTTATCTCCGTTGTGATGGTATCACCGTCATAAACCGAAATAACGTCAGCAGGAAAGAGGAATAACTGCTGAAGATCACTCATAACAAATCTTCTATTATTCCGGAACATTTTTTAGGTATTGGGCAAGAATCAAACAGATCCTTTAAGTTAATATTTAATTTAGGCGACTTTAAATATAGGCCAGATAAAAACTTACTTGTTATTTTTTTATTTGATAAATCTAAAGGCGACTTGGGAGGCATTAAGCCAACAGATAAATAATAATCTTGAAACTTCATATACTGCCATTTACCACCCAATAACTTTTGTTTTGATGCAGAAAACGTAGCCCATATCGCTGGAATACCATAGGCATGAGCAACAATAATGCCGTGTAGGGACGTTGACACAATCAGCTTGCATGATCTGATTTTATCTATTGTTGTCTCTATTTTCCCGTCTAACTCATTTCCGCAATGGCCTGAAAGGTCTATTATAAAAGATTCTTCAAACTTTTCCTTGCATAACTTGCTGTGGATGTAATGAGGGATAATCCCTATTTTGTGCTTAATTTTTACTTCTTTATTGTAAAAACGAGGCAGCAATAGTGCAGGATCTCCGTATATCTCAGGAACATTAAACCCTTGAAATTCAAGCCACATTCTTGTAATTGGCCCTCTAACTGCAAAAAACTCAGCGTCTTTGCTAGGGCAGAGGTTAATATCTAGTATCCCAGAACCCCAAACTTTGGTAGAAGAGCCAGCCAGTGAAGCAATGCTTCCGACGGCCATATATCCAAAATCATTTCGGTCTTTGTTGTTAAATCCTAAATTTAAATAATGAACTTCCTTGTTTGCTATTTTTTTTACTAAATACGGAGAAAGGGCATCGCCAAAATTCCCAAGAAACGTATACAGCGGAACTTTGTCACTAATGTTGCCCGAAAAACTCATTCATAGGCTTCGTTTTTTCTGGTTTTGGGGTCATCCTTTACAAAACGGCCTTTCTCATCCCTGGCTCTCTTCTTCGGTTTTTTGGATAAGAGCTTTTTCAGCCACTTGATCATTCAAATTCTCCCTCTATAGGGGGTTGGTCAGGAACATCTACTGCCGCTACTCCCGATATATTAATCTGTATGGCATTTCTACCGCCGTCTTTGACGATTTCCTTCTCAAAAGCAGCCACGGGAAGCATACGATCCATCACCATCTTCCATGCAGCAGCCTGATGCTTGTGTTCGTCATTCAGCGCAGCATTGAAAATAGTCTTCAGGACTAACTCAGACTTAGGGGAAGCCAGCATACGAGCCTTGTACTCGTTAATAATCGCTGCATCACCCTTGGGACGACCTACCGGACCACGATTACCCCGCTTCTTGGCCTTTATCTCCGATTTCTTAGGCCGACCACGCTTCCTCTTACGCAGATTGAACTCTCTGCGCTCCTCAAGGTTCTCCCTGTCTTTATCCGTTAATTGCGAGTAATCATCCATCGTCTAGGAAAATACCCGTATTTACATTCTTTGGCAAGATAAGTATTAATGATGTTTTAAATCAAGAACTTGAAAAACAATATAAGGATATCTTTTTTCTAAATTGCTTTATTTTGTATGTGGGTTGGTACTACTAATAATATCATTGCGTGATCCCCCTCCCCGCCCCATTGACTTCAGTGATGATTGGGCCATGCCTGGATCATTCTAAATGATAGTGGGTACTGAAGATATAAGTGTGTGAACGGAACAGGGAACCTACAACAGGTTTAGATTGTGCCTACAAGCACATCCGCTACCATTATCATTCTGGCTTATTTTAATGTGTAGTCTTTATAAGTATTAAATATTTTACCATATTTTCGGGGATATTTATATACATCAATATTCATACCAACTATCACGCTAATCTATAGGGCATCATAAGCGTTGTAATACTTGGTTCTGTCAGTCGTTATATACATATATATTTGTTCCCAGCAATAACGCTATATATAGGTGAGACTATGACAACACTAACGCACGAAGGCAAAGTAATAGCGACAATATCAGCCGACTGGCAAACGCAAGGCAGAGGAACCAATAATCAGGAATATCAAATATATTTAGCATGTGCTGACGATGGTAACGGAATTGACGTCACAACAAATAAGCCGCTAAAGACTTTTGATGAATGGCTAGGCAATTAAGCCATACCAACAATTAACCCAGCCAAGCCCGCTCTAATGTGGGCTTTTGGCGTGAAGGGGTCACATTTTGGCCTCATAACAAGGTGAGAATATGAACAAACAAAACGCGAGAGTCTGTTACAACTCTTTGACTGATTACAGCAAGGGGAATTTAGTTTTTAAGTGGTTTGATTTGGACGGTAAAACGTCCGAAGAACACAGTGAAGAACTAGCCGAGTGGCTGGCGGAATTAACCGATAACTCTAAAGACGGCGAATTACGCGAAGAATGGGAAATCGCGGACACTGAAAACGTACCCCATGATTTACTTAATTTTGGAGTTGATGCGTTTATTCAGTACCAAGAACACGTAGACGTTATTGGTAAAGATGCTTTAGACGCTGCGCTTTCGCTAGGCGTTCTCTACTGGGATCAAAATTTAAACGAATACAACCACACCCCTGAAGAATTGATTTGTCTCTACATGGGCAGTTTCGATAGCTGGGATGTTCCTAAGCAACTCGCAGAGTTTATCGACGACAATTCTGGATTGCTCGACGACATGCCCGAACACTTACAAGCCTATTTTGACTTTGAGAGTTATGGTCGAGATTTATTAACTGATACCTATTGCGAAGAAAACGGGCACGTTTTCCAACGGGTTTAAGGAGCGGGAAATGATCAAAGCCGGAAGCAATGAGCAGGAAGCCAAACAGTTTGCTTTGCAGCAATCGCTTAACAATCCTGACATGTATGTGACTCTGTTCGCATGTTTCGGAATTTTCTGCGACATAAAAAAAAGGTTAAACGTCTTCGCACCAAGTGATTCTCTTTTTGGAGTCTATTGGTTGAACGGAAGAGAAAAGCCTTTTAGCACTAAACAAAGAATCGCTGACGAGAAAGCGACCCCAACGCTAATTTAAGACACAGGAATGGAAACAATAAAAAGGCAGGATCTAATGATTAAAGATTTAATTATAGGGTCATTGATTCCGCATAAATGCACAGTTGATTCATGCGGAACTGATCACAAGCCAGAACATGATGGATGTTTTGAGCTTGATTCTGACTTGTTTGCTTACGCTTGCAGCATTACCCAGAAAAGACACAACGGAACACCATTAGCCCCTAACTGACAATATCATTGGATGACTTGGGCTAAGTCATGGGAAATGAGCGAATGGAAATTTATAGATTTGTCTTATCGAATGATAGACAAGTCAGACCCACGCTATACGGAAGATGATGACTCAATACAAATGACTTTAATTAGAAAAGAGTAGATCAAAGACTATAGCGCGTCATAAGTACCAGTGGCGCGTTATTGCCTGTGATTTGCAGGATTAACTTAAATTTAAAGGTGAGAAAATGAAAGTAGAAGATAAAGAACTCATAGAAGCTTATGACGATTTTGCGATTGCAGCATCTACGCTATTAGGTTGCATGGAGCATAGAGCGGGTGAGGATGCGGATTGCGCTGAGGACTACCCGTTCAAAGAAGATTTTTATGAGGTATCTAGCAAGATTAGAACGTGGGCTTTTACTGCCGACGAACGATTGAGCAAAGAAACCAATGTAGAGCAAAGCATGACGGCGGCTGGCTTTAGACTTACAAACACGGGCGGCGGTTGTACCGCTTACGAGAAGGTTTTAAGCGATAACATTAACCCAGCAAACGGCGAACGCATGGGGCAGAGTTATCTGCTGATTACCAATGCGGATGACCCATCACACCCAGAAAAAATGACCGATTTGGTCACGGTTGGGATTTATTATTACAGCGAGCACGACGGGGAAAATGGGGCAATCTTACAGCATGAAATACCCGTCGCTGACGCACTGAAGTTCTGCGAAGGGGTAAAAGTATGAAAATATTAAATCTGTACGCAGGGCTAGGCGGGAACCGTAAGCTCTGGGGTAACGAACACGACATAACGTCTGTCGAATACGCGCAGGGAATTGCTGACATTTATGCGGCACAGTACCCAAACGACACGCTGGTTGTGGGAGATGCACATTCTTATTTGCTGGAGAATTTCCAGAATTTTGATTTCATCTGGTCATCACCTCCATGCCAAAGCCACTCAAGGCTAATCAGGTCAGGGAAAAACAGGAAATCACGTTACCCTGATTTAAGATTGTACGAGGAAATCCTGCTTTTACAGCACAATTTCAAGGGTAAATGGTTGGTTGAGAATGTGATCCCCTATTACACGCCTTTAGTTGCGCCTACTGCGACAATCGGACGGCATATGATGTGGTCTTCAGCCCCTGCCAGCGCATTAGAAGGTATCGAAGACATCAAAAGTCCGCCAGACTTCATCAACATGACTAACGTGGCTGGGATGCGAAAACTTCAGAAATGGCTGGGTATTCATTACGAAAAACCGATTTATTACGAGGGGAACCATTGTCCCGCTCAAGTCTTGAGAAATTGCGTTCACCCAAACTTGGGACAGAGAGTGCTAAATAAAATAGTAGAAGATTTTTTGACAAGGTGAGGTAAAGATATGGCAGTTGTTAGATGCGTAAAAGGTCATCAGTACAGTGATGTCATTCACAAGGATTGCCCCGCTTGTCTGCGAGGTGATCCGCCAGTAGCCCATTTTAACGGGTCAGATTACAGTCCAGCGCACGATGACATTAGGCTAACGGGTCAAATCGCTAGGGTTTACCACTGCATGAAAGATAGCAGATGGAGAACACTAGATGAGCTTGCAGGGGAAACGGGTGATCCTCATGCATCCGTTAGCGCCCAGTTGCGGCACTTGAGAAAAGCTCGTTTCGGTGGACACACCGTAGAAAAACAACCACGGGGCGACAGATCTCACGGCCTTTTTGAATATCGATTGGTTCTTAACAAGGATCAAAACAGGATTGAAAGCACCGATTGACAATTAATTTTGGCATTTGCCAATTAATTTTGGCATTTGCCACGACAAGCAAATAAAAATGTGTTAGGCGACATTTAGAACCTTTTTGTCGCTTGTTAGGCGACATTTTGTGCACTTTTTGTCGCTTGACCACAAAACCTCCACAGCCCTTTGTTTATCAGGGGTTCAGAGTGGTGTTCTGCATAATATACATTAGAGGACAAATAGACCCCTAGTTGTCCTTGACAATTTATAGGAATTTCAGACTAGAAGGCTTTTGTAGTGTTCTATTTTTTCGATCAGCCAGAACCTATCCCACTTCCAGGATTGACGACTTTCCTCGATCATTTCATCAATAGCATCAGCACCAATTTCAATTTTTAAATTTTGGTGAAAGATATGCGGCATCCCAGCCCTGAAGGTGTTGCAAGTTGGGCATTGTGGCCGACAGTTTGATTCAGAATAGCGGGTTGGACTGATGTTGCGAGGTATCCAGTGTCCATTGTGCATCGCGGTGATCGGCTTTACCGCTTGACAGGTAAAACACTGAACATTGATACCATCTTCTGAGTGATGATGCCTGATGAATTTAGAGAATTCCTTGTCCAACAATTTTTTTAGCTGGGGGATTGTCTTTTTTTCAAGTTTAGCGATTGCAATACCGAATGGTTATGGTAGATTAGAAATTGAGCGAGGATGTCCCATCAAGACTCCAGCTACGCCGCCTATATAGGTGAGGGAAATACAGGCAACTTACCTCAATTTCCCGCCACCTTAAACCACGGCATAGCCGCAGTCAACACAAGTATATCTTGGTATATGAAGGTACTTGCTCCGCTTTCGGGGATAACAACGGCAGAGCGATATCTGTGAAGTGTGTGTGAGGTCTGACATTGAGACCGTGGATAAAGCAGGTGAAAGTGGCAAACTACAGGGGTAAGAGTCCCCAGGCCGGAGAAGACCAACTCTAAAACATAGGTTCTGCATACCTGATCTCACACTGAC